CTGACGGACCTTTCATCTACTTGAATGGTGTGCCAACTGCGATGACAATAAATTCAAACAGTGTAACTTTCGGCACACACGCTGATAAATTATCTAATGGTTTCAAGGTGCGAAATTCTACTTCTAGTTACAACCAATCTGGTTCTAATACATATTCAATTACATCAACTGGGGACGCATTTAAGAATGCCCGGGCACAAACAAATCCATAAATACTCATAAACCTTCAAAAAATGTTTATACTTAACGGACAACCATTATCACCAGATAGAGCATTTACAACTCCTGATGGAACACAATATCCCAGGAATTGGTTGAGATTATCCTCACCAGAACAAAGAGTAGCAATTGGTATTACTGAAGCACCTGATGCTCCAGTTTATAATCAGGAATACTATTGGGGATATGACCAAGAAGGAAATCTAATTCCTAAAGACTTAGAACAACTCAAAGAAATTCATATTCAACGTGTAAAACAAACTGCTAATGGAAATTTACAACCAACGGATTGGTATATTGTAAGAAAATTTGAGAGAGATATTGATGTTCCTGTTGGAATTGCATCATATCGTGCTGCTGTAATTGAAGTATCAGAAGAAAGAGAAACTTTGATTTCTAATGTCACAACAGTTCATGAACTCAAAGAACTTATTGACAACCCTACTACTACTTGGCCTGAAGAACCATGATTACCCTTATCCGTCCAATTCTCTTTTCTTTTATTCAATCTAATCAAGTCAAACGTCTTATTATTGACTTGTTGACTAAACTTGCTGAATCCACTGATAATGACGTAGATGATAAAGCAGTTGAGTTTATTCGTAACGGTCTCTTCCCTAATAAATAATGGAGTGGGAAGGACCACCAGTTCTTCCTTCTTTAGATCTACCTGGAGCACTTAAGTTACCTGCACCAATTTTTGACGTGCCTAAGGGGGAATTACCGTCATATAAACCGATGGTAGTTCCTCCTAGTGTACTTAGACCTCCTCCAGGTGTTCAAGGAATTAATATGGAGGAAGAACCTCCAAAAGATAAGGAAGAAACAAAAACTGAAACAAAACCTGTAACTCCACCAATCCCTAATCCACCAGAAGCTCAAATAGTAGAGATCCCTTTTACAGATCTTGAAGTACCAATGCCGTCAACAATTATCATGACGACAGCTGTAACAACAGCTTTTATCTCTGTTGCTGCTACATTAACGGCTACTTCATTGTTTAAATACATTGTAATGGTATCTAAACCTATTTTAAAACAAGCATGGAACAAACTGACCAAACAAAATCAAAACCCAGAAATTTCTTAGATAAAATTAAAGAAAATACTGAGGATGAATTGCAGATTCTTGGTACTTTTGTAAGGCTTGGTGTTGTCGTTTGGAGTGGTTTTATTATCACTCTAAACTATGTTGATCTACCAATGATCAAAAAAGGTCAAAGCGGTGGTGACATTACTTTTGTTGCCTCTGTTTTTACTGGTGCATTAGCCACGTTTGGCTTGACAACATCTAATAACAATAAAACTGCAAACAACAAACCATCTGATCCTAAAAAGAAAGAAGAATGAAACGTTTAATCCTGTTGCTGATGTTGGCTAGCCCTGCTGCTGCACAAACTATTACCCCTAATTTTACTCAGGGGTCTATGCAATCAACCACTACTACCACCATTGATATTGATCGTACGATTTCGACTCAAATTTACGGTGGCGCTTATTCATCATGGTCTGGAACAAATGTAACACCAAGTGGAGACATTTCAAACAGCTCCACAACCTATTCACTAACCAATCCAGGGGAACAATTTCAACTGGAGATTGTGACACGGGCTGCCGGTTTGATCGAAGAATCGCTGGTAACCGAAACATTGCAACAACTTTCTACTACTACTTCTTTGTCGGTCTTCTCACAGTAGGATCTCCTGTTTATGCTGGAGAAGATCCTAAAGTACAAAATACATCAAATCCAGTTGCAGCAGCTACTGGTAATGTAACTAATCAGGCGGTGCAATTCCAAAATAATGGAGCACCGTCTCGGCAATATTTTGCCAGTAATAACAGTTGTAACGGTACTACTTTACAGTTTTCCCCATATTATTTGGGAAATGATACTGTGCCTTTTGAAAATTCAGGCTACGTTAAAAGTAATAATTGGGGAGCACAAGTTAGTGTATCAGTCCCACTTGATGGTGGAATGATCGAGACTTGCAAGTCTATTGCACGTAAACACGAACAAAAGAT